CTCCGGACACGTCGAGGGCACGGAAAAGAGCCTCTACCTTGCCCTCGCCGAAGGACTGGCTCGGGGTGACGAGGTAACGCTCATTTGCTGTGAAATCCTGGGCCAACTGCGTCCAGGTGCCGTATCCCATGAGGCCCATTTTGGGAGCCTCGCCAGTAACCTTAGTAACCTGGCTGATGTATTGCAGCATGAGGTTGCGCGTTGGCGGGACCGGGGAGCCGTTGTGGACGTAGGTGGATTTCCAGAACACGTTGTTGGGCCGGCTGATGCCGCCGTAGGTGGCGGCGAAGGTGCCATCGTCGATAGCGGCCGGGAGCCCGATCAGGCTCATGATGTTGGAAATGTTGTTGTAGATGTCGGTGGAAAACCGGTCGAGGGTAACGTTCGTGGCGTCGTTCATTCTCGCTTCGATCAGCGGTACTACGCTGTAGTCCAACTGAACGAGTCCTTCGAACCCTAGAAATGGAATCGCCGTAAGATACCCCTTCAGGTTAAATTCGGCATTTTGCAAACCGGGAATGTTGCCCGGCTGGTTGAACGATCCGTCGTAGCCGACGTTCTGGATCGTCACCATCGGGTTGCCCTGCAAGGGCACCGTGATCGGCGACAGGCCACCGGTGGCGACCATGGCGTGCGAGAGAATCGCCGCCATCATCGGTGTGCTTTTCCATAACTGGATAAAGACTTTGGGCAGGAACGCGCGCCTGGTGACGGCGGCGAGCTCGGCCGCAATGGCACCTTGGGGCGGGACGATACCGGTACCGAATTGCGGCATTGTTTACGCTCCTAATAAAGACGCTCACCGGCGCGGATGCGGTCGATGACGCTGTGCGCAGTGTCGATGGCGGCCTTGTCGACGTTCTTCAGGAATTGCTCGGCCGGCATGCCGTCCGGGACGGGGAATTCCCAGATCTGCCCATGCCGGGCCTGCGGCTGCTTGTTGGTGGGGGTGACAGGCCGATCCTCGGCCGCATGCAGCTTGGCGGCGTCGTCATAGGTAAGGTGCGGATACTTCTTGAGGATCTTTTCCTCGATTTCCTTGACTGTATCCTCGCCGTGCGACTCGACCAGGCGGCGGCGAGCCTGGCCGCGGTTACGCTGCCACCGCTCCTGTGCTTCCTTCTGCTTCTCCGCCTGGTGCTCGGCGCGAAGCTTGTTCTCCAACTGATTGATCTGCACGTCGCCGGGCAGCCGATAAGACGGATCGAGCTCGCGCACGAGCTCCAATTGCTTCTGTCTGGTCTTGGGATTGCCGGCGAGCCGCTGCAACAGGTTGCCCATGGCGACGGCGGTCTGCGGGTGCATGGCCATCAGCGTTTCCCGGTGCGGCTGAGCCGCGCCGAGCCTTCTGCGTCGTGTTGGAGGTTGTGAGCGGTGTCGTGGCGACCGAGCTTCGATTTCTCGTCGCCCTTGGTGACCATCGACAGGCCGGGAAAGCCGCGCGGATTGTCGTACTGCTGCGGATCCAGCTTGATATCGGTGCAGGGAATGTAGGTGCGGCCGGGCATGCCGGGCGCCTTGCGCAGCGGATCGACGCTGCGATCGGTCAAACCGCTATATGTCTTGGGGGGTGACTTGCCGGCGGACTCGGTCTGAGTCTCGAACGGACTTGTCGTCTCGTAGAAATTCCTACCTTTTTCACCTGCGTCGGAGCGACGCTTGGCCATTTACACCGGCTTGCCCTTGCGGGTGAGGTCACCCTTCTCCAAGGCCATCGGCCGCTGACGCTCGGGCAGCTTGTTGGACGAGGAAAAACCCCCGAAATTCGGATAGCTCGACACGTTCTGGAACATGCCGTTGGTCTTTTTCCGCTCGCCCATGTTGCCGGATGCGGCTTTCGGCTTCAGATACGATGAGGTTTCGGCCATTTGAAGCTCCTACATTCCACCGGGTCCGCCAGGCGGGCCGCCCGCCATCGGCGAGGGGCCGCCCATGCTCATTCCGGGAGGCGGCATGCTCGGGCCGGCACCCATCTGCGAGCCGGGCTTGGCCGCGGCGGCCATTTGCTGAATTGCTGAAGGGGTAACGTCCTCGTCGCCGGCCTTGCCGAAATGGGCTTCCAGGGCCATGACCGCGCGCAAGAGAGCCTGGCGCGCCTTGTCGCCGACCGGCAGCATGTTGGCGGCCTTCATCAGGCCGGGGATCATGGCTTTGACCTGTGCCATGGCGGCGGCTTGGTGGCCCGCGCCGGCACCAGGAGCGAGTGCCGGGGACGCGCCCGGTCCGGTCGGACCACCAAACGGCGATTTCGGCATGGCGGAACCGGCGCCGGGGGCGCCACCCATCGGCATCGGTCCAGGAAGCGGAGGCATAATGCGGGGCAAGCTAGACCCGCGGGCAATCAGAGAACGACGACAGATAAAGAAAATGCCCCGGCGAGGGGGAGGCCAACCGGGGCAATGCTCTCCAGGGAATAAGACGTTTAGCGGTGCTATCTACCGGCGACCGCGACGGTGGCGTCTACGCCTGGCCATGCTGCCCTCCTGTTGTTGCCCGAAACCCGCGACATTATTACAAGTCGGGTATACCCGACTTGTCCTAAAGGCGGGCCGGTGAAGTGAGGAACCCCCGCACCATAAGGGCGGGAGTGGAGGGCGACGACGACAGTTAGCCGCAAAGACGGGTTAGGGTTTGCCGGCGTCCTTGATCAGCATGTCGACCTTGGCGCAGGGATCCATGACGGCGTTGAACTTGCCGTTGGTCATGATAATGAGACACTGCACGCCGCGCATAAAATGCCCGTCGCCCGGCCGCGGCGTGCGGATCGAGGAAATTTCATCAACATTGAGCTCCAGATATTGATTGTTGGGGCCGTGCACCTGGATCAGCCTAAGACTGGTACTCAGGATCGGTGGGCTTGGCCACGCTGGCCAGGCGAAACACAATGTCACTGAAATGCTCGTTATAAATATCAGCGTCCGCTTTGGAGTCGACAAAGCACACCTCTATGAGGATAGCGGGCGCCTCGGTACAGTTGAGGAAATACAGGTCGTCGCGGTACTTGGCGCCCCGGTTGATGAAACCGCAATCGGCAATGGCCTGTGACACCTCGGCAGCGAGCTCCTTTTGGCTCACGTACAGGCATTCGGTCCCCATCGGCGACGACGTGGTTTGATAGGCGTTGAAATGCACACTGACGTCGAGGTCGCGCACATAGTTGTTATGCGCAGCTACAATCGTTTCCAGATTTTCGGATTGCGTGGTCGACGTGTCATCATGGAATGTATGCACGCTGACGCCAACCTTGCGCAATTGGTCGGCCAATGCCTCGACGAACCGCCGCGCCTCATCCACCTCGTCGAGGTAGCCGCTGGCGCCGCGCACCTTGAGCCCGTGCCCGCTGCTAATGACAATCTGCATGTGTTTCACCTATGATCATGCCGCCTTGCCACGCGCATGCGCCGGCGCCTTCTTGGCCTCGGCCTGCGCCTGTTGCATCTTCTCCTGCTTCTCGGCCGCCAGCCGCTTGCGCAGCTTGTGAACGAGGTGATCGACGTCGGGCGGGTTGAGCATGCGCAACAGATCCTCGCGGTCGATGGCCTGGCCCTTGAACAGGCCGGCCGCCTGCTCCTTCGACTCGTCGGCGAACAGCGGGCTATGGCTGTGGCCGGCGACGCGGATCTTGATCCGCTCGGCCGCCAACTGCGCCGGCAAGAACACCTGGCCGGAGTCGGATTTGATCCGCTGCTTGGAGTTCCGCTGAATCAGCTTGACGCCGACGTCGCCGATCCTGGCCAAGGATTCCTCTAGGGCGACCGCCACTTTCTTGATGCGGCCGGAGCCGGTCATTACCGCATGCTTCTGCTGCGCCGCGGACCGCGACGAGGCCCCCTCCTGCTGGCGGCCCATGATGGTTTCGGTAAGTCCTGATGCTTCCAAAAAAATCTGGCCAATTTCCTTAAATTCCGCGAACAGATCCGGCACCGGGGGCGGCCGCAACTGCTCCACTTTGGCGCCCGGCACCTGATCATAAACCCATGTTCCGGGACCACCGAGAGCGTCCACTTTCTCGTCGGTGAGGCTCTGAAAACCGGACACCACTTTGGAGGGATCGACATTCTGTTCCATCAGGTCGGCAATCTGTTGCAGCCGTTCATTAGTCCAGATCTGCAACGGAATCAGAATATCAGAGTGTGCTTTGCCCCAAAAGAAGTCCGGCCGCTTGTAGGGAATGACGGGAACGAAGGGGTGTTCCTGCTCGATGCCGAACATGTTGGTTTGCGAGCGGTACAGGTTCGACGCCCGCTCCAGATCGGCCTTGCGCATGGCCGCTATCGTCTCGCGCGAGTCCGACAGGCAGCCGTCGATTCCATCAGCCTTGACGAACTGTGCGTAATCCTGCGCGTCGTCGTCCCAACACCAGAGCTCATGAAACCGCACCATCGGGTTTTCCGAATTCGGCTCGTAGGTCGGGCGCGGCATGTAGTCGGCCGACGCGCGGCCGACCATGGCGCCGGACATGTTGGCACCGCCGGTGGCGTCGATCAGCAGATTGGAGAGGATCGGCGGCATCTGGTCGTCGTAGACGCCGGGGTACCGCTTCAACTGGTTGATCTGGCCCTTCTTGCCGGCCTTGATCAACCGTTGCACGGCATTGTCCCAATTGAGGCAGTAGGTATGGATGAATGCCTCTTGGCTGTCCAAGTCGGGTTCTGACTCGTCGTAAACGGCAAAATCAACGGGAAGAAACAATTTTCCGAACAGCGACTCACGTTCGTTCGACCACCCCATCTTGATGAACATGGAGTCCAAGGAGAGTGCCCAATACACGGCGTCCGAAAAAGTGTAAGCCAAACCACAGTCCCGGAACTGGTCGTTCCACTCATCTTGGAGAGCCTGAACCTGATTGATGACTATCTCGTCGGAATTGCGCGGGGCGGAGAAAGCGTAACGGCAATGGTCGGCGGCGTAGAGGAAGCTCGTGACCAGATCCAGATGGGCCTCCAGGCGGTTGTACTTGCATTCG